ATCTCCTTCGGATTGCTCTTCGGTCCCGGTGAGCATCTGGGTGAACGTGTCCTCAATTTCACCCATAGAGCGTGGGCCAGCTTCTGCCGTACCAGCTTCGCTCATTACTTCCTTCCTTTTTTGTTTTTATTGCGTGACTGATCCATAGTCCAATCAGCTACTAATGTTCGCAACCCACGCAGCACCTCGTCAAGAGCGCGGCCCTGGTAGTAAAGGCTCTCGCGAGTCTCGGTTTCGTCGAAACTAGTTAGGTTCCACTGCGTGAGGATGGACGTTCTTGCGCCGTTAATGACCTCCATGAAGATCTCGTCCTCAAGGATTTCCTTGGCACGGCGCCCTTTCTGCTCGCTAGTCAGGCCCACCTAGAGTCCTTCCTTGAGGCTCGCCTTGAGCAACTCAATATCTACATCATTCTGGAACTTCTCTTCTGCCTGGAATTCTCTGATCGCCAGGTCACCAGCGATTCTGGCGCTTTCGCGCTCATCTAGTTGCTGCTGTTTCGTCGCCGCAAGCTGGACTTTCTGTTGCTCGATCTGGGCCCTGGCCTGGATGTCCATCATCTGCGCCTGGATCATCATCTCCTCGGGGGAGGGTTTCGATGGCTCCTCGGGCGGTGGCGGCTCGTAATCTGGCGGGACGGGCTTAAAGAACTGCGAGGAATCTTGGAAACCACTCACCTCTAGCATCTTCGCGAGCGTGTTACGGAACTGGCCTAGCCCGACCAGGGGATTGCTCGGCCCGAGCTTCTCGAGAATCTCCTTCTGTTGTAGTGCCACCTGGGCCAACACCGCGAGGCGCTCGTCGGTCATGCCCGAGCCGAGGCCAACGTTGATGGTGCAGTCCATATTCGAGTCCCATACACGCGGATCGATGGGCACCCACTCGTTACGCAACTTGATCATGCGCTCTTTGTCTTGGCGCGTGATCACGAGCTTGAGCACCCCACGCATCATGCGCCGAAACCCGTCAGCGAACATCCTAGACATGAGCTCGAGACGCTGCTCGGCCCCTCGGATGGTCGCCGTCACACCGGCCTTGGTAGTCGATTGCAGGACATCCGGATCGAGACCCTGGCTGGCTGCGGTCTGGCCGGTGCGCGATTCCTTCATCGCGTCGAGATACTGCAACATCGGGAAAGCCTCTTTGCCGAGGAACGGCACATCTAACTGCTGCACCATGTTCGGCTGGCGCATTCTGATGATTGAGCCGACCTCGGGGTTCATCACATCGTCTATGTTGACCATGCCCTCTACCACACCCGTCCTCGGGTACAGCGCGAACGAGAGAGAGTCGAGGATCCCGCGCAGCACCGCCGACTTCACGCGCTGTATGTCCTTGGTCTGATCTGCCATGTCGGAGCCGAAGAACACATGCGGCTCCGGATCGGAGTTGAACATGGCGAACGGGATGTCGGATGCCGGCTCGTTGTTCACGATCTGGTAGTTGTCGCCAACGGTGCAGATACGCCTGAGTTCCGCTATGCCGTCTCCGTCGTAATCGATGTAGCACCATGCCTCAACGTACAAGACACGGCGCCGCTCGTAAGCCGAAACAGGCCCTTGGGTATCTGGGTTCGATGTCCGCGCCCAATACTCCTCATTGTCGATAAATGCGACTTGATCTGATAAATGCTCTTCGAGCATCTCGCGATCATAGCCCAGAGCGACAAGCGAGCTCATGGTAGACATCGTGCGGTGGCCGACCACCATCGCATCGTCCAGCGAGGTCGCCGCCGCATCCACGAAGAACTCCTCGGGCGGCATCGTCTCGATCCGGATCTTGTTGCGTTTTCTGGATCGCCTGACCTCGACATCGTAGATTTGCGGGGTTGGCTGGCCTTGCGCTTCCATCTGCGCGATCCGTTCGGGCGGCACCCCTGGTGCTGGGCGCCCCTCGACGCTTATGGCCTCAACGCCCTCTTCTTGCAGGATCAGCCCGAGCGCACCCTCATCGAGCCCCTCGAAGGTGTGGCTCTGCACCTCAACAGAATCGTCCCACCACCATTTCGCGAAGCCGCCACGATTGACTAGAGCGTCCTTGAAGATGCTATAGAACATCTCGAGGCCGTTGTTGTCTACCGTGAGGACATAATTAACGTAGTCGGTGGCCTGTTCGGCCATCGCCACATCGTCGGCATTGCGCGGAACGAACTCCACCGCTTTTTCGGAGCCGAAGAACACGCGCATCATGCTAGGTAGTACGGCCTGTACGGAATCTCGTACATCCCGAGACACCACCTGACTCCTGCCATCGACCTCGTTACCGAACGGATCGCCGCGATAGTATTTGGTGGATTCAGCGCGGATAGGGCTGATCTCGTCGTCTATATATTGGATTGCGTCCGAGATGTAGGAGCGAGCTGTGCTTTGCAACTCGGACTCACTCATCCCAACGCCGGCTTCTGTTTCAGCCTCGTCAATATATGCCAACAGCGAAACGCTCCAGCCCCTGCCCGCTCAGAAGATACACCACGGCGTCAATCTATGTCAAAAGTGGGTGGCAACACTCTGGACAGCTTTGAACGCGGATCAGGAGGAGCTCTGAACACGTTAGCGTCCACGGATTTGGCTTGCAGTGACTCATGTTCAGGGTACTTCGATGTCGTAGCTCTGAACACCTGTGAGTCTGGGCCTTGAACAGGGTAGGGGCGCCAATCCGCTCCTGGGCAGGGAGAAAATCATAACCTTTGGTCATTTAAGCCGGCCCGTAAGACCCCTCTTACCGGGCTTGCCCCCTAAACTACCCCAGACAGATTCCTTCTGATCTTACCCGAACGCCTTCCTGACTTGACGCCCATCGCCGCCCCGGCGTCGGATGCGAACGTCAAAACGAAGGCGTCCGCGCTGTCAGGTGATGCAACGCCTCGCCGCTTGAGTTCAACTTTCGACTCGATCTTGACTCTCCCACTCGATGTATAATTGTAGCGCACGGTAGCCAACTCTTCCCTTAATCCCGGGTCTTTTGGTAACCGTACATCGCGCCCTTCCAGCCAGTTCTTCGCCTTGTACCAGAGCTCGGAGCGGAGGTTCAAGTATTGGGCGCCCATCGCTGGCGACTCCGCGACATTCACCCCATAGGCCGGCAAATCGAGTTCGCGCAGCCGATCTACTACACCGGCTCCGAGCCCTATCGAGTCCACGAATATCTCGAGCGGCTTATGGTCTGTCGCATCGTATTCAGCCTTAATGGCCCCGGTCAACTGCATAGTATCGAGGTTGCGCCACAAACGGATTGGCTCGGTGACAGCGTTGCCCTTCCGCTTACAGAGCGCAGACGCATCGGCGCCGAACCGTGCGACATCGACGCCCCACACGATGGAACCAAACGCAGTCGGCTCAACGTCTCGGCTTATCGCTTCGGTGATGAGCTCCTGGGGGATCACCGTATCATCGTCGCCCCGGGGGAACTCGCCCAACACGCGCACCCGATAGACATTCGATTCTTCACCATAACGTAGCCGGCATTCCTCGACGTATTCCTTCGATACCCTGTCCGAATTGACGCAACTGACATGAAAGGTGCTCCATGTATCGGCCAATTTGTGGAATGTGTCGTAGAAATAGCCGCTCGACCGGACGGGGTTGCCGGCCAACACCATTGAAGCGTTGAGCGCCGACATCGAACCGCTAGCCGCCTCGTAGACGAGTTCCGGCACACCACTCGCCTCATCGCAGATCAACAGCACATTATCGGCGTGGACGCCCTGGAGCGCGTCGGGCTGTTCGGCTCTGGATGTCTTCGCGGATATGAAGTTGCGTTCGGGATCGCGGGCGAGTTCGATACGGTCAGCTTTCACGTTGAACATATCGCGGAAATCCGGAGCACTCTGCTTCAGCCACGCTTTCGTTTCGGGCAGCAGCGCGTCCTGTAGCTGGGCCGAGGTGGGCGCGGTCAGGATCACCTTCGCATGGTAGTGCGTTCCGATCCACCAGAGCGCGAGCCAGGACAGGCAACTCGTCTTGCCGACACCGTGACCTGACCGGATGCTGACACCGCGATCACCACGGGCGACGGCCTCCATGACCTCAGACTGCCACTTATCCGGCTTGGCCCTCAACATTGCTTCAACGAAGAACGTCGGCTGCGTCCGCATCTCGCGCAGCGGCAGTTCGTAGAAGTCTTGGCTCACTGCCGGCCCGGAGGTGCGAGCCACCAGATGTTCGGGTCTAGCTCGTCATCTCGTTGACGAGCAGCCGCATTCGCGCCGAGCAACCCACCAACACCGAGCAGGGGTAGGCCCATCTTATTCGCCTGGACACGCGCAGCCGTATCGAGTAGCGCGGAAGGCCGCACTGCCCCCGGGGGGACTTCCACACCTAACCCTGGAGTGCTACGGGGCTGGGGAGCGGTCACGCCAGCGCGTTGCATCGCCTCCAGGAACTCTGGGCGGGCCATGAGGTCACCCAGCGCAACATTGTCGTTGGTGCGTTGTGCTAGGGTCAATCCCTTGTCCCCTGCCATTGGCAGCGACGGATCTGCTAGTGAGGCTTTGAGTGCGGCCACAACCTTCTCGTCCCCAGCCGCGTTAGTCAGTCCGCGAATCCATCCCCACCCCATCTCCTGTGCGTTCGCACTTGTGAGGTCCACCCCTACACGCCTACCCGCGATACGCGCAGCGTTACGCACCATCGCGTTCATGGGCAGGTTCACGCCAACATTGCCGATACGCGACTGCGCCACACCATACCCTCGGGCCTGGTGCGTGTCCTGCACGATTCTGTTGACGTTGCCCATGAGATCGAGGTTGAATGGATCAACCTTGGGTCCACTTAGCTTCAACTCACCGCGAAGTAGTTCACCCGCGTCAGCGTTGAGCGCCAGAATAGAGTTATCAAAATCAGCCGGGAGCGGTGACGCGATAAGGCTTCGGGCTGATTCCCGTGTCAGTTCTGCGGGCCTACCCGCTTCATTCCACCGCGCCCAGGTCTCGAGCGCGTATTTCAGGTTGTCTTTGACGCTCTTGTTCGGGGACTGCGCGGCCAGGAGAGCGGTAAAACGCGGAGCGTCATCACCGAAGCTCTCCGCGATGCCTTCCCCGCTGATGTCGTACCATCCCTTGCCTGATGACCCAGCGAGAATCGTATCCGCAAAGTTCTCGGGCTTCGGCCCCCGCAGGTAGCTCTCCACCATCTGTGCGCGTAAGGCGGGAGAGGCGTTCTGGAATTGCGCCAGTTCTTCGGGCACAATGGCGAGCCCACGCTCGATCTCCCTCTCTACTTTGGCGATCCTTTCCGGTGTGCTTGTATGGTGCAGATACCTCCTCTCTGAGCGGCGGGCGGCGGGGCCGATGTCTTGGTCCTGTCGCGCGGTCGCTCTACCCTCGGCGCGGGCCTCTGCGGCCCTCTGTTGGGGCGTGAGTTTCGGCGGCGCATCGGGTGTAATCGGTCGAGCCACCACATCCCCGCCGTCTGCTGACATCTCCCACACTCGTAGTGCTGGCGTCTCCGTTGCTCTGTCGAACGTCTTGAGGTAGCCGTCAGGGGATTGTCCGAGCTCGCTCGCGTCCACCTCTACTAGGTATGTTGCTTCCCCCGTTGTGCGAGGGTCATCGCGCCCGTAGTTGACATAGTCTTCTGCGTCGAGCGCATTCTCAGCGAAGACGGTCCCCTCGCTTGGGTTGGAGTAGTCTCCCCTGGAGCGAACACCGCGACCTGCGCCGACAGTCGCATCATATTCTGCTTTCGTCATCCCGCGATATGCTCGCCCCTCAATCTTTGGGAACGCCGCCGTGTACGCATCGTGGGATTCTTGCCACCCGTCTTCCCTAGATCGGTTAGACCTGACCGTAATTGGGTCTGTCG